CAATGCAAAGAATCTAAACGGTAAGAATTTAGGTCAATTAATATTTAAATTAAAACAATTAAAGGAGGAGAAAAATGAACGAAATGTTGTTTAGAACGCTTCTAAAGAGATACGAAGCTACGATTGAGGATGCACTGTACAAGATACAGTCGTTTAACGAGAACAATATAATAATACCAGAACACATAGATATTACCGGTGAGATTGATAAACTGCTGTTAATTATTGCTGAAGCTGAGGATAAAGTGGCGATAATGAGGAAATATTATGTTCAAAATAAGGCAGATAAGCAGGTATTATAGCCATTGTATATGTATGGTAAAAAAAATAAAAAAAAAAATAAAAACTACTCTAGAAATAATGTCATTCTGTCACTTTGGTCTAGAAGTGTTGGTATATATGACTTTAGGGTAGACAAAATGTTGTTAAAAAAAGTGTCACCTGACAGATTATTTTGTCACCTAGTGCAGTATTTCAGTTTGCCTATGCGCGCGCGATACAAAATTCTGGAAAAACTGATTTTTTTTAGATACATATACAAAATATGAAATCCAGAAAAAAATCTAGAAGAATTGATTCCTACAACAAACCTAAGATTGTTAGACAAGCTGTTAAGTTTCCATACAAGCGTGTACGTATAGATTGGATTGACATCATCACTGAAGGCGGTTGGGGTACGGTAAAAGAATTTACTGACATGAAACTAGCTACACCGGTAAGTGAAGGGTGGTTGTTCAGCAAAGACAAAGATACTGTAAGAATATTTGCAGGCTATGATGTTGATGATGATGGGTCTATTACTTTTTCGGAGCGTTCGGTTTTTCCAACTTCTTGTGTGAAGAAGATAACTCGGGTTCATTAAGGTCTTGTGACTCCCCCTCGACAGTCTTCATGTTCAAGAGAGCGCTGTAATCTTCTAATATTTTTGCTCGTTTCATTCTTAATTCTTCCTCTGACATTTCTTCTAATTTCCCTGTTTTTATTATTTTTCTGTCTATATATAATCCTGCCGCTTTTCCTCTACTTATTTCCGCATTAACTGCAGAAGAAAAACTGCCTTTTTTTAAGGCCTTGTCCTTAATCCTATCTAGCTCCGCTATGTGTTTAGTATATGTCACTTCGTGTTTCTGTAATCGTTCTTCGTGTAGCTTACCGATATATTGCACAACAAGTGGTGCATGTCTTGGATTGGTTAACTCACTACCTTCAACACGTGATCTCTTGGGTGAATACCCTGCCATCTCTGCTGCCTCTGATTTAGATAGTGGTCCGTCAGGTCCACCAAATACCAATAACTCAGCAAATCTTTTTTGCATTTCTGTTAATCTTTTTGGAACTCCCATGTTGACTTTTTAAGGTAATAGTCCTATATTGTCAATAATGAAAGTACACAGAACTACAGACGAAATGGTGTTATTAATAGAACAACACAAGAAAGAAATTTGGGAATGGAAACAAAAAGAATCTGATTGGATTAATACTCAAAATCTAGCAGATGGTTACAAAAAAGTTATAGAAGAGTTAAGTGCTAAACTTGTTGCCAAAGATAACATTATTAAAAAATTAGAACAAGAAATTGAAAGACTTGTTGCGGAGAATAAGAAATGAGAGTAAGAGACCTACAACAATTTTTAGAGTCTTTTACAGCTAGAGATAAGTCTGCATCTGGTCAAGGAAACGCCATCAGTGATGCTGTTATCTACGTAGAGGTTAGAGGACAATTACATGAAATTAAAAAAATGGAAGTACACGAGAACAGTCAAACTATATTTGGGTTAAACAACAACCATCAATCTCATCGACTTGTTATGAAAACAGGCGAGGCGTCTAATATAATTATACCTGATAAATTGCGTACGCCGGGCGCGTAATGCGTGGCTTGGTTACCTCAATAACGACATGGGTCCAGAGGCAAAATTTTACCAACAAATTAAAAGAAATCTTAAAGGATTTTCTTTCATTCGAATTGAAAACAGTAGCTTACTTGGGACTCCTGATCTATTGGTCTATAATACTTCTGGGAACTTTTGTACTGTAGAACTCAAGGTAACGAAAAGTAAAAAAATTAGATTTAGTCCACACCAAATCGCCTTCCACACACGCCATCCTGACAATACATTTATCATGGTAAAGGCCCTCGGTCCTTGTACCCCTAATACTTCTCCAATATCCATGTACCATGGTCACCGGATCAGGGAGCTTGCTGCTTGTGGCTTGATGCTTGACGCTTGTTACTCTGGCTGGGACGCTTGTCGCTTGGCGCTTGAAGCTTGAGGTTGGTTCGAAAGCTTGCCGCTTGAAGCTTGAGGCTTGCTGCTTGAAGCTTGTGGCCCGGACCAGGACGCACGCTCTGACTCACCCGTCGGCTGTCTTTTGCTAATGGCCTGATCCGATTTATCCCTTGGGATTCTGTAAAATTTTGGATGTCTAAAAACATGTGTCATGCTAGTGTTTACCATATTCAATATTTTTTACCAGTGGATCCCAGCACGCCCGGCAATCACCGCATTCATTATTGTTGTCAGGGGCTGGACAGCTTCGACTCTTAGTCGAGACTGTTGACGTATTGGCCCAGCTCTTCACTGGTCCCTGGTCAATCATCGGTGATGAAAATCTTACAACTAAGTTTGCTGGCGCCTTGTGCATATGGTCCTTGATCCATGCTTCACGGGTTGGCATCCAGTGACGCTTTGAAGGTGTTAATCTACAGACTTCAAAAATCTTGTTCAGGTGAGCTTCGTCCTGGACGTCGCCGCTGTCGTGCCATCTAAAGACATCAGGCTTTTTTGAATTAATAAGCGTTGCCATTGCCAGCACCCAATCAGGGTGACTAATTGCTTCGAGTCTTTTATACTGAGCTGCTTGTACAACAGCGAAAACATAACAACCTTTTAGAGCGTAACAGCCTTCACAAACTGAATTTTTTATTTCTCGTAATTTCTTGCCAGTCTTGCATTCTTTGGCGGGTATACCTATACTCCAGCCTGGCATCTTTGACGGTTTACTTAACCCTCCAACCAGGGCCCATGCTTCACTTGTTTTCATAATTTTTTTTCCTCGCTAGTTCTTTGTATTGATTCGCGACGTCTTCATGCCATTGCATTTTAGCCTCTATTCTAGATTCCTCTAGGTCCAGTTGCCAGTCAACCCTAGTTGTCAACGCTTCGATATAATTTTCGTCTGTTAACTTTGTAACTTTTTTAATTAATGTAATTAGTTTTTGGTACATATTTATTTCTCCTTTAGTTTATAGGATACAATAACATTGTAATTTAATCTTGTCAAGCTTGCTGCTTGGCGCTTGCAGCTTGCGGCTTGGTGCTTGTAGCTCGGTCCCTGGTCCTGTAACCAGCGCGCATGGCTCAGGAAGAGGCGGGCCATTGCTGGCCCGGGTCTTCTACTCATTACCATTCTCCTTTAATATCATCAGGCTCTCTTAGTCTAGCCTTCTCCATCTTCTCTTGGTCCAGCTTCACCAGTCGCAGGATCTCTTCCAGGGCGTTTGCTATTCTTTGCAGCTGGTATGTATCAGCTACTTCTACGTTGTCTGTTTTTTCCATAATTATTCCTTTCTAAATACATCCTACAATATCCCTGAGCCATTGTCAAGCGTTGCTTGTTGCTTGAGGCTTGGCGCTATTATTAGCAGGACCATCGGGTTGAGGCCCGACAGTAATTGTTTACCGGTCGACCAGGGCCTAGCCTATATCTAGGGCCAATGGTCCAGCTAATAATGATCAGTCACTATGCTACGAGGGTGGTCATGACGCCTCCCATTGCATGACATACAGCTAAGCCTGGCGTAACACCCTTGTTATAGTGTTTATCTCCACAGTCAATAATGACTGATCCCAGATCCATTGGATGTTTCGAAAGTTAAGACTTAGTCTCCCAATGGATCAGGGATCAGTAGCAGTGGTTTAGACGTCACTGCTAAAAATCCAAACTAACAACTAATTTGAGTTTTTTAATTCCGTAATTAGCAAAAGGGAATATAATCAAATATAATGCTTGACTATCCTATTGTCAAGGTATAAAACAAATAAAAATAAATTAAATATAGAAAGGTCTAAAATGACAAAAATAAGAATGAATACAGAGTTGCGAAACAAACTCTTTAATAAAATAAAAAATGTCTTTGAGAATGAGGACACTCAAGAACGAGAGGCATTTCTTCAAGCAAGGGAAACTGTTGACCAACAATATACAATGGCAAGTGAACTTGCAAAAGAAGTTGTAGAGAGATCATATCCTGTTGAAGATGTTGCAACACTCCGAACATTTAAAAAAAAATATGGTCAACCTTGTGATGTTGTTGCAAAAGATAAATGCTTTTACTTTGCACACTCGGAAGATTTAGATGATGAGGGCGAACAAAAAGAAACTAAATCACATTTTGATTTTGGTTTGTTTGGCAATCTAAATGGTAGTGAGTATGATAGTGAGGAGGGCAAAAAGTTTGCAGTTGCATATTTTAGAGAAGATTTAAAAGCTATGGATTGCAACCCAGATATCTTTGCACAACAATCCGAGAACAAAGATAATCCACACAAAACAAAACATGTTGAGGCATGTATGAAAGCACTTGGATATAATGGACATAGTTATCATGGCGATAGTAGTAATACAGGTATGGCAAAAACT